CCGGGGTGTAGAACTCGCCCCAGCCGCCGTACTTGATGCCGTTTGCGGTGGGCTTGTCGTCGCTGGAGATCATGGACAGGCGGGCGGAAGTCTTGACGATGGGGACGAAGACGTCGTCCTGGCCGCCCTGGACCTCAAGCGCCAGCCCGCAAACGTCGCCTATCTCGAGGACGCTTGCGGGTTGTGTGTCCCTCTGGTGGATCTCCACCCGGGCGAGCTGCCCGCGGAAGTTCTGGATCTCGGCGTAGTATTTCAGGTAGTATGCCATGCTATCTCCCCCAAGAGTTTACGGTTTTCTGCCCGGACAGGACGATGTCGGAGCCTCGGATGGTGCCCTTGACGTAGACGGTCAGCTCGGTCTGGATGTCCTGCGTCCCAGTACTGCCCGAGCTGCCGCTGTAGGTGGACGTGCTGGTGGTCCGTCCTCCGCCAGAGGCCAGGGCCTTTAGGCCGGACTTGGCCGCTGCGCCGGCGGCAACGAGGGCCGCACCGGCGGCGATGGCGGCCCAGCCGGTCTCGCCGAAGGTCTCCAGGGCGCTCTTCGCGGCCTCGGTGGCCACGCCTTCCGCCATGATGATCTCGCCGGCCTTGATGGCCATGTCGGCGAGCGGAGTGAGGAGAGCCTGGAAGACGGCGCCGGTGTTGAAGTCGCTGAGACCCATCAGCTGGTCCATCAGCTCCTGACAAGCGTCGGAGAAGCCACCGATGGCGGCCTCACCGAACTGCTTGACCATATCCTGCCAGCGCTCCATCGCGGCCTCCTGGCGGTCCACCTCCTCCAGCACGGTGTCGGTGAACTTTTGGATCTCGCCGGCCACAGGGTCGAGGGAGATGCCGTTGACCGCGGCGAACTGCTCAATCCAGGCTCTGCTCCAGTCGTTGAGGGCGTCCTCCTCGGCCTGGAGCTCTGCCTGCTCCTCGGCATCGGCCTGGACCATCATGAGGTTGTATTTGTCCTTCAGGGCGGTGGCGTCGATGCCGTATTTCTCCATGATGGCCAGCAGCTCGTCATAGTGCTTCTGCAGGCGCTCGGGCGCGGACATGACAGCCTCGACCATGTCATCCGGCTCCGCCTCGATCTTGAGAGCGGCGACGATGTTGCGGCTGAACTCCTCGGTGAGGTTGGTCGTGTCCTGGTTGTATTTGCGGAAGAGGGCGAGGTTCTGCTCGTACTTTTTGGCGAGCTCCTCGCGCTCCTTCATGGAGGAGGTGTTGATTGACTCGATGCGCTTCCGGTCGGACTCGGCCTGGCGCTTCTCCTCGTCGCTCTGGATGTGGAAGTTGCCTCCCGGGGTCGTCGGGGTGGTGGTGTCGGGGGTCTCCTCCTCGACGTCGGGTGTGTCGATGTGAAGGTTCTGCCGGGCGATGCGGAGGTATTCGAGCTCCTGCTTGTGGCGCTTGATCTCCTTCTCCAAGCGTTTCCTGGTCCGCTTGTCCGCGGCCTTCTCGTACTCGGCCTCGGCCTTGTCGAGGGCCTGCTGCTCCTTGACGGTCTTCTGCCGGACGTGCTCGAGCGCTGCGGCCTGGTCGCCGCCGTAGACCTCCATGGCGAGGTCGGAGATGACCTTGCCCTGGTATTCGGCCTTATGCCCCGGAGTGATGGAAGCCACCAGGTCCGTGAGCATGTCGGTGATGGTCTTCAGCGTGCCGGTGCTGTTGCGGAACTTGAGGATGAGATTGTCCCAGGCGGACCCGAGGCGCTTGACGGAGCCCTCGAGGTTGTCCTCCATGGTGTTGTACATCTGGTCCAGCGCACCGTTGCACTCGCCGAGCTCTTCGCGCAGGGTGCGGACGCTGTCGGCACCATCCAGGAGAGCGTTGAAGGCCGCGACGGATTTCTTGTCCGTCATCTCCAGGGTGCCGTTCAGGTCCACGCCCTTCCGGCGGAGCTCGACCAGGGCGTCGATGATCTCCGGCATCGTGGTAGCCGTGTGGCCGAGGCCCTGGGCCAGTTTGCCGTTGGCGTCGGCAAGGTTGAGGAGGATGTTGCGGAGGGCGGTCGCCGCGCTGGATGCGTCGAAGCCGGCGTTGGACAGGGCGCCCAGGAAGGCGACGGTGTCAGTCGCGGACAGCCCGAAGGCGTGCGCGACCGGAGCGACCACGGAGATGGAGGTCTGGAGCTTGGAGAAAGACAGGGCGGACTTGGAGCAGGATGCAGCCATGAGGTCCAGCAGATCCTGGGCGTCCGAGGCCTTCAGGCCGAAGGCGCGGAGGGCCGAGCCGGAGAAGTCCGCAGCGCTGGCGAGGTCGGTGCCCACGGCGGCCGCGAATTTCAGCACGCTCTCCTGCATGGAGATGATCTGGCTCTCCGTGAAGCCCAGACGGGCGAGGGAGGTCTGCAGCTGCGTCACCTCCCCGGCTGTGAAGGAGGTGCGCTTGCCGAGTTCCATGGCGGACTCGGTGAGCTTCTCGATTTCCTTGGTGGTCTTGCCGAGGACGGCGGCCAGCTCCGAGTTGGCTTTCTCGAAGGTGGCCATGGTGCGGATGCTGCTTGCGAGGACCTTGATGGCAGCAGCCACGCTCAGGAATTTTGCGGCAACGCCTCCCAAGAACTTGGAGGCGCTTTCCCCGAAGGATTTGGTGGACCTGGTCGCGTCCTTTATCCCGCGATCGAAGTCATCTTTTTTGAGTCCGAGCCGGACAAAGAGATCACCTATTTTGCTCATTGTTCGCTGTCAGTTTTGGAGGCCTTGCTGGCCTCGAATTCTTGCATGATACGGTTGAGTTCGGCCTCTTCTTCCGGGGTGATCCTGTATTGTTCGGCTTTCTGCTTGAGCTCGTCGGCTTCGCTCTGCTCCCAGGGGAAGCGGCAGAATTTCTGCGGGGTGCGGGGCTTGTGGCCCTGCTTGATGTTGGGGCTCAGGAGCATCTCCTGCCACATCATCCATCGAGCTATGTTCCAGCGCTCGTGGTGCTCCTCCTCCTTCCCCTTGACCCGGAGCCGGTATTCGTGCCAGCCGGTCCGGGCGGCCTGCTCCTCCGTCAGGCCGCATCGGCCTACGAGGAACGCCTCAATCTCCGGCCAATCCAGGCAAAAACTTTTTTTTTACCCGCAGGGGCCTCGGAAGTGGGGCTATTTTCGTCTTTCTCCTTCGAGGCGACTAATTCCTTGGTCGTCTTTCCGGTGAGCGCCTGGACGGCAAAATCGACATCCTTGGCGAAGGCCTTGGGGTTGGCCGCCATGTACTCATGGTAGTCGCCCCGCTTGAAGGGGAAGTCTTCGACAGAGCCGTGGCCATCCAGGACCCAGGCGTTGATGCTGGCCAGGTAGTAGATGTCGGCATAGGTCTCCATGACCTGCATGAAGTTGTTGGCATCCGCTTCCAGTTTCAGCCCCAGCTCCTCGGTGAAGCTGAACAGGTGCGGAGTGAAGAGCGTGGGGCTCTCCACTCCGTCCTTCAGCTGGATAGTCCGTCGAAGGCTGCGCATCAGCTCAGGCTCGGATAGTGCGTCACCTCGCCGGTGGCGGTCAGGCTGATAGAGCGGCTGGCCACGGATCCGGTGTCGTTGGTGTCGCTGATGGCGGTCACGATGGCGGTGAAGACGTCACCCTGGGACGGGCTGTTGCTGCTCAGGGTGCCGATGAAGACGCGGACGGTCGCGCCGGTGTGCAGCGCCTTGATGGCGTTGTACTGCGGCTCGCCGGTGGTGTCATCCGTGTAGACGGTAATCTCCGCGGTGGCGCCGCGCTTGCCGGCGATGAACTGCGCCCAGACGGTGCTCTTGTCGGAGACCTCGATGGCCTCGGACGTGCGGTTGAAGTTGTTGGTCTGCTCTCCGGAGAGCCAGGTGGTCGGGGTTCCGGAGCTGCCGAGGGCGATGTAGGCCCGGCGGCTGTTTCCAAGTACTGCCATAGTGCGTCAGGGTTTAGGAGAGTGCGGGGACGTGGGTGAGGGCGCCGGTGGCGGTGAGGCTGATGGAGCGGGTGGCCACGGAGCCGTTGTCGTTGGTGTCGCTGATGGCGGTGACGATGGCCTCGAAGGTGTCGCCTTCGGTGGGAGCCACGGTCGTGCCGGTGGAGAGGGTGCCGATGAAGACCTTGACGGTCGCGCCGGTGTGCAGGGCATTGAGGGCGGCCTTCTGCTGGGCGTTGGTGTCATCGACGTAGACGGTCACCTCGGCGGTAGCGCCACGCTTGCCGGCGAGGAACTGGGACCAGACGGTCGACTTGTCGCTGTATTCGAGCGCCTCGGAGGTCCGGTTGAGGTTGTTGGTCTGCTCACCGGTCAGCCAGGTGTAGGTGAGCGAGGTGGTGCCGGTAACGATGTAGACGCGGCGGGTGTTTCCAAGTACTGCCATGGTGTATGGGGTTTAGTTGTTCTCTTGTTCGGTTTGCGGTTCCGGAGTGGGTTCCGGCTCCACGTCCTCCAGCTTCTCCAAGTAGATGGTCACCTCCTGGAGCAGGCGGTAGAGGATCTTGTTGGTGTCGCTGCTCTCCGTGAGGTCCTGCAGCTGGACGGGAAGGATGCCGAGGCAGCGCCATCCGGTGAGCTCCAGTTCGTACTCGGTGAGCAGCTTGAGGTTGTCTTCGTTCATCGTGACCGCGTCGCCCAGGCTGGTGTTGCTGATGGACTCCACGATCAGGTTGATCTGGCGGAGAGCTCCGTCCTTGTCCAGCCTCTCCTGCTCCCGGATGGAGTGGATCTCCACCCTGGGGACCTTCGCCGTCTTGCCGACGGTCACGCCTTCACGGGAGAGGCGGCTCACCAGGGCGTTGTAGATCGTCCGGTAGCCGCTGACCTCGTAGCGGGGTGCCCGCACGAAGAGCTTGGAGAGTATGCGAGTGACGAGGCTCATCTGGTCACATTGTTAATCGCGCTTTTTACGGCGTCGAGGATGTAGCTCTTGTTCTTGTCGACGGCGGGAGCGAAGAACGGGTGGGGCTTGGTGCCTTCCCGGGCTATCTTCACCGCCATCGCCCAGCCTGCAGCCCGTGCTGCTTTCCGGTCATGCAGCTGGAATTTCTTGTAGGCCCACTGGGCCAGCTCGTCGGGCGGCGGCATTCTCCCCGCCCTTCGTCCGTACTCGACAAAGTAGGCATAGCCGCTCTGCCGGTTTTGAGTGTCAAAGAAGCCCGCGTCGATGTTCAGGTCGTCAATCTTCTGGACCTTGCCGCTCTGCCGTAGGAGGCCCGTCACGATGGAGCTGTTCCGTCGGAGATTGTCCTGCGCATCGGCCACGATGTTCAGCGCTCCCCTCTGCAGGCCCTTGCTCGCCTCCTTGACCACCTCGTCCCCCTTCGCCTTGAGGTTCCGGAGGACGGTGTCCAAGCCCTCGATGTAGACCGGGCCAGCCATCAGATCAATCCGGACGTCTCGGGCTCGGGTTCCGGCTCAGGATCCTCCTGGACCGGGTTGTCCACCTGATACCAGCCGCTGATGCGGATGTACCTGCCCCGGTTGTCCACGTCTTCAGGCGTGGGGAAGTGGATCTCGTGTCCCCTCCAGGTGACGCCGTCGAAGACCACGTCAGGCTTGCGCATCTCGATGTCCACGCCCACGACGTCCGCCTGCTGGAAGGTGAGCATGGTCTTGGTCGCGGACATCTGACGCACCTGGGCGTAGACCTCCAGGACAGACACCGGCACACCGATGGAAGCGTGGCTCATCGAGTCGACGGTGGCCACGCTCCGGGTGAGCGTTATCCGGTCGTTGAACCGGCGAGCTGTCTGGGGGTCTCGTCTCATCGCATTCCGTAGGTCTTTGCCAGGATGGCGCCCTGCACCTTCGTGTCCTCGCCGTCATAGATCGCCGTGGCGAGCTCCCAGCAGACGGGCTGCAGGGCCTCGGCCTCGGGGATGACGACCCGGTTCCGGTAAACGATCCGGAGGGAGTGCGACCATCCGAGCATTCGGAGGCCGTCGCCCTCCTGGACGTAGCCGGCGTTCAGGCCATCCTGGTCCACGCAGGAGACGACGGTGTCGCCGCCCTGGTAGAGCTTGACGGTGTCCCCCGCCTTGACGTCCGTGATGGTCAGCTCCAGGAGGCACGGGAGCATGGCGACATCGCTGAAGGCCTGCACCTGCAGCATGGCCCGCTTGAGCATCTTGTGCAGGATGCCGTCCCTGCTGTCGTCGGGGACGGAGGCATACTGCTTGTACTGCTCGAGGTGGTCTGCCTGCGGCTCTGCGCATTCGAGGATCTTGACCTGGATCATGGCGTCTTGGCTTTGTAAAAAGGGAGCCGATGTTGGCGGTCACCGGCTCCCGGGGACGGAGGATGTGGAAGGATGGAGGGTTAGTCGGTCGGCGCGAGGGCGGCGATGGCGGTGGCCACGGAGGAGACGTAGATCAGGCCCTTCTTGTTCGGGGTCGGGACCTTGACCTGCGCCGCCTTGCGGAAGTACACGTCGTAGGCGTCGTAGGCGCCGTTGCGGATGAACTCCAGCTCGTAGCTGTTGCCCGCGTAGATCTCCACGGCGTTGGTGTCGGCCACCAGGATCTCACCGGAGGCGAGGTTGGCGGACGGGAAGATGCGGATGCCGCTCAGCATGCCGCTGATCTTGTCGTAGAGG